GGTTTAGTTCTACTTTCATATCTGAATCCCCAAGGCCAAGCTAATTTTAACTAAAGTCGAAGACCTTGGCGTTGCCCTGTTCGACAAAAACTTTCTAAAAACGCACTCACCGACTTCGCACAATTCAGCTAGATCAGCATTAGTCATGCCTTCCAGTCTTTTAGCTTCCAAGATCCCGACACGAAACTCTTCAATACGTTCATTTACTGCCTGTTCTAAATCGCTCATACATCCCCCAGCCCCTTTCGGGGCTTTGTTGTTATTCGCTTTCGTAAATCTCTTTTACTAATTTCATTGACTCTTCATATTGGCTCATGAACTCTTTCACTTCTTCAAATTCTAGTGATGTCGATATTGATGAGTGATATTGATCCAACTGTTCACTATGTAGGTTTTCATTTACAGTGTCGTTAATGCTGTCACTAACATGATTTTTAAGCTCATCTTCTAGCTTTTCCCTGACATGTAGCTTTAAGTGATCATAGAAAAAACTGTACTCATTTTTCAAAGACAGCATGATTAAATCATTAATTCTGGTTTGTATTTCTTGTTCCGTTTTCATATTTTCATCCTATGGCGGCTAAGCCGCCTGTTAAGTTATTAAAAATTAGCTCTTTAGATCAAAAGGGAATATCGTCGTCGAAGTCGTCGAATCCACCTCGTGCCGGTTGAGCTGGGGCTTGAGGTACTGGCTGGCCGGTATTCTGTCCAGAGCCTCGGTTTTGTTGTGGTGGTTGCTGGCGTTGTTGCGGTGCCTGTTGGGGCTGTTGATTGTATCCGCTTTGCTGGTTATCTTGATCAAATACAGACCCACGAGTCGATCCAGTAGGGCCCCACATTTCAAACGATTGGCGCCCGTCATCCCATGTAACTAGCTCGCCGATAGTTTTCCAGACCTTTTTAGTCTGGCCTTGGTTGTCTTGATACTCGCGAATTGCGATTGATAGATTTTCTTTCTTTGCTACTGAAGCCATTTTAATTCCTTACTTAATTAAGATTGATGTTTTGCCAGTTGCAAGCTCTGCACCTGGTATATCTTCGCCATTTTTTAGGCTGCTTAGGATAGACCGTTTATCGGGGGAAACCGTTGTTTTAACGGTCACGTACTCGTCAGGCAATGCTGACTCATCATTAATCTGCGCAGTCTGTGAACCCTTACGTAACGTGATTGTGAATAAGTCACACTGTATTTTTTTTATACCAGTGCGCTCCATATTTAGCCGCAAATACTCTTTAAGTGAGTTCTGCTGACTAATCATTGATTTTTTTAGGTCATTAAGTCGCGCTATTTCAGAGTCGATAACTTCAACGTTTCGCTTAAAGTCATTGGCAATTGTTACAACTGCCTTTGCTTTTTCGTCAAACATTGCATGAACGCCATCCAAAGAATCAGCCACCATATCAGGCGTAACCTCTCCTTTTTCGACTAGCTCTTGAAGTCCTTTGTAATCATCACTGATTTTGTAAAGTTGTTTTAAGCTCATTATTCCGATCCTTTTTCTTTAAGTTCATTGTAAGATTTTTCTAATCGTCGTGCGCTGTACGTGTGTTGTTTCTGGCTAATGCGCCCGAACGATAGTCGCTCATTCAAAACGCGAATATGTTTCTTATACATCGTGCCCAATGTAGCTGCGCTCTGTGCCGATTCCATTAGCTTGATTTGTTCGTCTGTCCAAGTTACGTGGTCAAGTGCTTTTCCTGCTTCACGATCCACTTGGCTTTCTGCGTTGTCTGCTGCTATATCAGCCGCTACAGACTGTACATAGCCTTGATCGTCATACATACCAAGATAGATATCAGCGTTGAACCCAAGCATTGATAGAGCCTTTTTAATAGCATCCGACAAGCTTTTCTTCTGTGGCTCTGAGTCGTTAAAGAATCCCCATTTGTTTTTACCGATGAAATCAGTGTGTCCGAACTGGTCAAACTCACCTTTTACACCGTCTAGCATGTACCAAAAACGAATCTGCATTGTGTGGATTTTACTGATAATCGTCTTTTCTGCTTCCTTGGCACCGAAAGAAATAGGCGCACCATCAACAATTTCGTCTTTGATTATGTTGTATCCCCAGCCTATGCCGATCGGCCCGAAAACCTCAGTTGCACGTTTGAAAGCGTAGGTCGTGTTAATGCTGGTTGAACCGCCTTGGCCGTGCTTGTTTTCTTTAGTAAACGATGGGTCTGTTTTTTCGCCACGTTCCCAAACGCTTAGATTGTTAACTTCACTCATTCTGCTATACTCCTATTATTCATTTCGATACTCCCCAGCGTGACTCCACTTGCCCCAGTTTATCGGGGCTTTTTTATTCAATCGGTATCAACCAATCTGTTGAAATTCCAATTTCTTGGAACTCAGTGTTTATGAGATCAAGCCCAACATGTGGGTAATTGTACCCGCAGTGGCGATAGTCCCCGCATTGAATCCCGATCAAGCCATCAATACCGGTTTCGTAGTTAAAGTATCCGCGCTCTTTAAGATGAGCAGTAGCGCCTTCTTTTACTTTCCATAACTTTGCCATACCTACCCCTTACCGTCTGCTTTAGGTGCCAAGTACAAAGAATCGCCTGTATCTAAGTCTGCCAGTGAAATACATAAATCCTCATCAAGATAAATCTTTGCATTATATTCGCGCAAAAGTTCTTGTAATTTGAACGCGCAATCGTCTATATCTCGTTCGTTGTTAATTAGTTTCTTACTCACTTGCTTGCCTCCTCTGCATACTCACCTATTCGCGCCATTGCATACCTAGCATTTTGGCTAAGATTTTCATCTGACACGCTTTGCAATTGGAATACTAACCTATCGAAACTTCCTAATTTATTGAAGAACCTAGCCTGTTCATCAGACCCCATTTGCCAAAAAAGATCTGCTAGCGTTTCGCCTTCAATCTCAATTTCAACATCATGTGCAACTGTTCTGGTTAATAGAGCATTGCTAACGTTGATCATTTCCCTGCCTCCTTAATTACCCTTGATAAATTACCATCGAGCGCAGACACCAGAATTGACAACTTGTACAAATCAACCGACTTAACGCCGTCCTCGCTCATTACGTTTGTTACAAAGCCGTGACTAATATCGTTAGCCTCGACTATTTCTTTTTGCGTTAACCGATTCTTATGGAATAGGTTTAGTAGTGGTTTTCTGAAGTAGAACATAGCCTTTCCTCTGTGATTTGATAGCCATAGTAAAGCCATTTTGATGGGAAGTAAATACTATTTAAGTAGTATATTTAGTTATAACGGATACATCTCATATGGGATAACAGTATAGCAAACTGATTGCATTAATCCCATTTATCTGGGATTATTAACTCATCAAATCAACAACGGGAAACGAATCATGACTACCACACACCTAATCGAGATTGACCGAATTGACGACGAACAGACGCGCATTCTTTCACTCGCAGATAAGTTCGCACCATACCTAAAGACTTTCAACTTTAACGGCTTAGACGAGCTAACAAGCGGCACAGAATACGGCGGCGACTTCATCAACTGGTTTCTTGATGACGAACGATACAGAAATGAGCAGATATCACTTATTGAACGTTCTGCGTTCTGGGTATCGAAAACAGCGCTAGATGTTGCTACCGACTACGCTGAATACTTAGTTAAGATGGAGGGTTAATCATGAAACTTAAACACGATGGTACTTACTGGCGTTATGGAAGTTGGTACATATACCAAGAATCAATGGGTAACTTATTCTCACACTGTTTCTTCCATGAGAACTTCGACGGTGCAGTTGATAGCGATACAAACCACTTACAGGGTACCGCTCAAAGCTTGGAAGATGCGGTAAACAAGATTAACGAAATGGAGACGGAGAAATGTTAAACCGAAGCTTAAAAGCCCTTCACTTTGTAAAAGAAGGCGAAGAATACCAAGTGATCGGCATATATCGAAACGTTGGCCTATCTTGCAGCACTGAAGGCCCTGAATACATGACAGTGGTACTTGACCACGGAACTGACTATCAAGCTGTTAAAACTACGCTAGACGTACTCGCAGATGATAACGGACTGGAACCTTTTGATTTTGTGTCAGTGCCACTTAACGAATCACTAGTAAAGCTACAGGGGAAATGAATATGGTTGATCAATGTAAACACTGCACACTATGCGGAGATATCGAAGGCTGCAAAGCGATTGAATGCAGTCAACACGAAAGCTGGTATGCAAAGCATATGATAAGCGAAAACGCACAGCTTAAAGCGCGGGTTGCTGAGCTTAAGGAGTGTAACGCTAATCTTCAGTCATTACAGGGCATGAAAGAGTTGTCCTTAAATGCGATCGGTGCCGACTTTATTACAGAAGCGGCGGCATGTGCTGAATCATTTCAAATTGACGATACCTTGGCGATAACATACGAGTCATTAATTGAGTACGCTGAAAGGCTAAGGGGTATAAAATCATGAGCATGCTAACAGGCTGGCTAATCTTAATCCGCGGCGCAATGTTAATGGTCCTTGTCGCCCGTGCATTGGTACCGATAAATGAGGGCGAAGACGATGATATTAATTAAATTCACAATTGGAGTTATGGCTATTTTATCAATTTTAGGTGCGCTCATAATCACCGAGCATTGCAGCTATAACCAGCCATTCAGCACCACATTTAAGCGCTCTGTGGCGACTTTAGCCGTAGCCATTGTGTTCGTTAGCTTTGTTTGGGCGCTTGCTTATACGGCTAATAAATCAGCAGAATTTGCCAAAGACAGCATATGTAACATGGTGGATATAGAGGGGTGGTGTGATCATGAGTAGTGATGACGATGACACTAACACTACAAATTACAAACCGAAGCGAAAAGTTGTTAGCACATTCTTGCACGGGGGGTTTCAGGTTTACGATATCAACAATAAAGAGCTGCTAGAACCAAGCCACACTAAACTCAATACGCATAAGAAGCGTAAAAAGGGGCGATCATGAGTAAAGAATACAAAGTTAATGCTGATTTCTTAGTCAACGTGGAAGTGATCGTTGATGCCGAATCAGAAGAGGAAGCAAGATACAAGGCTAAACTAGATATACTTAGCAAGAATTGCGATTTTCTTGATCCGGTAGAAGACCCAAAAATAAAATGGGTTGAAATAGAAGATGACGATGATGATTATCAATGCTACTACTGCGGTCAGGATTCATGCGACTGCGACATGCTTTAAAAAGGGGCGATCATGAACATAGATAAAGAGCGTGAATTGTTTGAAGAGTGGTACTGTGAATCAAACGGAACAACAAGAGACAATCCGTACAATTACTTGAAAAGAGACGAAAACGGCGAGTATATAACGCAGCAGCAACGGATGGATTTCAAAGTATGGATGGCACGAGCGTCTATAGCGCCGGAGTGGATTAGTGTTGAAGATGAATTGCCTGACGAGCTAACTGAGGTTATCGCATTGTGCGGAAAGTCTATTAAGTTTGCTTATCTTAACGATGGGCGATGGATAGATGACGATTCAGGCGAAACTCTAGGGTACGCGCTAAACAATGGCGGCTATTTAGAGCAGGTGATAGACGTAACCCACTGGCAACCACTACCACAGGTTAAGGGAGAGTAGAAGATGAAAGTAGGTACCTCGATTAAAAAAGAAGACTTCGGCCTTTGGTATGAGATATTCAAGTGCTCAGGCGGGCGACTAACGCGCAAGCCAATGGAGTTCAGTAAATCCGTAATGGTCGAATACATCTTTGACGATATTGAGCAAGCAGAACAGTTTCACCACTCATTCAAAACTCTAACTATGCCGATCGTTGAGACTCGCCGTAGCTGGTGGGCTAAGTTTAAACGTAAAATCGTGCGATTGGTTAAGGGGTAGGTTATGAAATTTAAGTTTTGGTCTTGGGTGTACAGGGAATCAAACAAGAAAGTTAGGTCTGAGTTTAGAAGTGCTAATGTTAGGTGTAGTAATTGTCGGCAATGGTATTCTGAATTAGTGGCGCTAAATGTAGAATCCAATATAGGTCACACTCATTATGGGTTCGCATATAAATGCGGGTGCTGTGGCATGATATCGTATTTCAATACCGATGCTGCTCCAGTAGCGTTAAGGTGCGATGCTTCTGGCAATCCATACAAAATATCTAATGATTAACCCTTGCATAACAGATAGAGAGTAGTAAAATAAAGGCTGGCGTGTGGTAGCGCTTAGAATTGTCAAGGTAATGGGTCATTAAGTAACAGGTTCAGGCGGGTGAAACTCCTACCTTGACCACCCCACTACCAACTGGGCTTGTTAACTTAATGGCCTTTTTTTATGCCCGTAGTATTTGTTGTTAGCCGAGGTTTTCCCACTTCGGTCGATTAGATTCAACAAGTCGCATCAGTGATGTACGGGCACCCTTTCTAAACTCCCTCCACATGCCAAAGGTTTATTTTTGGCTAATTTGACACCTTTCAAAACGCAAATGGCAGTCCTAGGGGATTGTTGGACAATAAAATCACGAATCCATAAATCACGGCAATGTTTACCATTTATATCCGTGTCTTCATTGGAAACAAATTAGTACCTGAACTTTTAGAATAATAGCCGCACTGGTGGTTACCTAAAAGAAGGGAAAATGGGGGAACTATGGCTAAAGCAAAGAGAAAACCTTATTTGACAGGTAGCGAGAAACTATTAGAAAAGCTTCATTCAGTAGTCAGGAAGTCAGGAAAACATTCGAATCAAGCGCAAAGTCTAATTTATTGGTATATGGCAAATAAAATGTGGACTGAGAAACAAGTCGCATACATTAAAACCATAGTTAAAATTGATGATATGGAGGAAAAGAAGAAAAAAGCATTCGCAGACGAAAAGAAGCATCACCTATACGCCATAAGTGACGGTGTTTATTTGAAGCTTGGATATTCATGTAATATAGGTAAGCGACTAAGGGCCCTGCAAACGTCCAACGGCAAACCGCTAGAGTTGAAGTGGAAGATGTACACAGGAAAAGGACATAAGCCTGCTAGATCGGCAGAGAAGAAGCTGCATAGGTTCATGAAGCCATATCACGTAACCGGTGAATGGTATGAATTGGAATGTATCGAAAAGTTAGAATCTTTTAGTTGCAAATAACAATTCAATCTAACAAATAAGTTGCGCTTACAGATGACAACTAATAAGCTAAGGCCTCAATTAACAAAGGGGAAGGTAATGACTGAAACACAACTACAACTAATAAAAGACGATCCGCAAGTTATGCGGCCAATGCTGGAAACTCTTCGCTTAATGCTTGATCAGATCGATACTCTTGATCTTGAGGCGAAAGTGGATGCAATAAACGCTATGCGTGAGGCGATTCATGAAATAAGCCCATTTAAAGATGAGCCTGTTGATTATGTTAAGTGGGTTTCTAATTCAAAGGTGAAGTCAAATGACTACAACCCAAACAAGGTAGCGCCGCCAGAAATGAAGCTTTTAGAGCTATCAATTATGAACGATGGCTACACTCAACCGATTGTAAGCTGGTCAAAGCCCGAGGAAGATGAGATAGAGGTAATTGATGGATTCCACCGGCATAGAGTAGGAAAGGAAAGCCCTGTAGTTGGTGAAAGGGTTAAAGGGTACCTGCCAGTTGTTGACATAAGAACAGAGCAATCAAGCAAGAATGATCGAATGGCCTCAACAATTAGGCACAACAGAGCGCGAGGAAAGCACCAAGTAGATGCGATGAGCTCTATTGTCATAGAGCTGAAAAACCGAAACTGGAAGAACACTCGTGTTGCTCGTGAGCTTGGAATGGATGAGGAAGAGGTTTTACGCTTATGTCAGATTTCTGGAATGGAGCACTTGTTCAGTGACAAGGATTTCAGCAGAGCATGGGAGTCAGATGATACTGAGACAGAGTGGGAGGATATTGACGATCATCTTGAGGAAGAAGAGATAGCAGAGCATCGCATACCGCATCAGGATAGGAGTGACCGAATATTTCACACCTACGACAAGTGGGAGTGTGAGAAAGCTGGATTTTATGCTCAGTCAGTTGACGGAAAAACAACCGATCAGTGCAAAGAGGAGTATAGAAATTTTCTTGCTGACTTACCTCGATTTAGAAATGCAGCATCGAAAGTTATAGAGGAATGGACTAATTCATGCGAACACTACCTGACAAATTTCGCAATGAATCGAATAGCATGGATTGGCCAAGCAGCTATGTGCTATGAGACTGGAATTCCATCTAAGTTTTGCGCTGGATTCAACTTACTAACAGAAGAGCAAAAAGACGCTGCAAATGAGGTTGCGCTAGATGTATTAAATGACTGGCTTCTTATGAACGGAAGAGATCCAGTTGACATGAAAGATGCAAACGGCGGCGGTCGCCAAGTGGAGATTTACTAATGAGTAGAAAAAAATACAAGTCTTATAGTGTGCTGGAGGCAGCAAAACGGCGCATATCCGAAACCTTCGATACTCTTGATAGAATGTATATTAGTTTTTCAGGAGGTAAAGACTCAACAGTTATGATGCACTTGGTTTGTGCGGAAGCTAGAAAGCGTGGCCGGAAAGTTGGTGTTTTGGTTATCGACTTAGAGGCACAATACACGGCAACCATAGCTCATATTGAGTCAATGATTGAAATGTATTCTGATTGCATAGATTTGCACTGGTTTTGTGGTGAGTTACTATTGAGAAATGCTGTTTCAGATTATGAGCCAAAGTGGGTTTGCTGGGATGAGGACATGAAGCATTTATGGGTTAGGGAAAAGCCAAAGCAAGCAGCGGATTTGAATCAGTATGACTTCTATGTGCCAAAGATGGAATTTGAGGAGTTAATGGTTATTTTTGGCTCATGGTATGCTCAAGGAGAGTCTTGCGGCGCATTCATCGGTATACGATCAGATGAAAGCTTGCATCGTTATAGGGCTATCGTATCTGAAAAGAACGGTTTAATGATGAATGGAAAGAAATGGACAACTAAGATAGCTAAAGGAGTTTTTAACGTATATCCGATTTATGACTGGCGAACGGAGGATATCTGGCTTTTCCATGCCAAAAATCAAGAACTAGGGTATAACCAAGTTTATGACCTGATGACAAAAGCGGGTGTTAAGTTCAGCAACCAGCGATTGTGCCAACCGTTCGGTGATGACCAGAAAAAAGGTTTATGGCTTTATCAGATACTAGAGCCCGACACGTGGTACAAGCTATTGAATCGGGTTTCAGGCGTTAATTCCGGCGCTCTGTATTCTCAAGAAACGGGCAATATAAACGGCAATCACAAGATCACAAAGCCTGATGAGTATACATGGAAGGAATACACTAACTTTTTGTTGCGCAGCCTTCCAAAACCAATGCAAGAAAACTATAAGGAGAGATTTAAAAAGTTTATAGCTGGATGGAAAAAAAGAGGCTATGAAACCATTCCTGATTTTGCGCCGCATGATCTAGAGGTTAAGCAGTGGGCACCATCATGGAGAAGAATGACGCGCTGCATTTTGCGTAATGACTACTACTGCAAAGGTCTTGGTCAAACACAGCCAAAATCAGAGGCGTACGGAAAGTATAAGGCGATTAAAGAAGTCGAGAAGAAAAACAAAGCGCTGGAGGCATTATGAACATAAGTAAAGACGACTTGCGCGATATGAGCCTATCGCCTGAAATACTCTTAATACTTGGTCACTTACTGGATCGTATTGAATCACTTGAAACAAAGGACAAGCCCAAGCGCAAAACGTTCCAGAAGCCAACGAAAGAAGAAGTAGGCGAATACATGCTAAGCAAGGGTAGCTTTGATGCTATCGGCGAGGCTGAGCGGTTCTATAACTTCTATGAGTCGAACGGCTGGAAGGTAGGAAAAAACAAAATGGTAAATTGGCGCTCCTCTGCTGCTGGATGGCTTAGCCGTCAAAACAAAAATCAGCCTAGCTTGCCAATGGGTCAGCCAACAGCAAAACAAAAGGTACGGGCTGAGCTTCAAAACATAACAGATACCTCATGGTGGAATTCTTAATGGCTAAACTAAAAGCTAACGACTACAAAACAATCATAAGAAGAACTCTAGCTGGAGACTCTAGGAGCGCCATATCAATAGACCTGCCAGTTGATCGGCGCAGAGTGTCTAAGTTCTTGTGTGATGCTGTTGATGGTTGTCTCACTGACTGTCTGTACGAGGCGCTTAAAGATGATTTAACGCCGGAAGTCATTGAACAGCTAAGGCAGCGACAACCTGTGGGCCGGTCCAGAAAGCATGATTTTATCGAATTTGCTAAGCGAGAAAGTGAAACCGATGCAGAATATGAAAGAATAATGAAAGCATGGCAGCATGGATACGCAACAGGCTACAACCTTGGCAGAGCCAAAGAGGAGTAAGTTCTAGTGAAAGTATTAAAAGCATATCGAGTACATGACGGTGATCCAATGGAAGACTGCTTACTGGTATTTTGTAGCAGTGTATCTAGAGCTAAAACCTTGGCTTTTGCTTTAGGCTGGATGGAGGATTGGACCGATCTGAGAGTTCAGAGGCAGCCGAAATGGGATGCCTTTGCTAAAGAAGAAAAAGTGATTGAGCAGAATAGTGATTTGCCGTGGGATGCTCCTAAGTTTTACGACCCATATTACCAAGGCGATTGGTGAGTTTAGGTGGAGTGCTAAAAAAGTAGCGAGTAATAACAAAACAATCTAAGGATAACAAAATGAAAGTATTGGTAGCATGTGAATACAGCGGAACAGTAAGAGACGCATTTATCGAAAAAGGCCATGACGCGATTAGTTGCGATTTACTGCCGACTGACGTGCCTGGACCGCATCACCAAGGGGATGTTTTTGACCTTGACTTTGAAGGCTTCGATTTGATGATTGCACACCCGCCATGTACTAGGCTCGCAAATAGCGGGGTGCGCTGGTTGCACGAACGAAGCCTTTGGGATGAGCTTGACGAAGCGGTGGATTTTTACCAGAAGATCAGAAATATACCGATACCTAAAAAGTGCATTGAAAATCCAATTATGCACAAGTACGCACGGGAACGAATAGGCAAGATTGAAAGGCAGGTAGTACAGCCGCATTGGTTTGGTGAGCACACATTCAAAGCTACCGGTTATGAGCTTTTTGGATTGCCGCAACTAAAACGAACTCACTTTTTAGAAGAGCCAAAGCCCGGGACTGAAGAACACAAAAAATGGTCATGGGTTCATAGATGCCCGCCTGGTCCTAATCGCTGGAAAATTCGCTCAACGACTCCGAAAGGTATAGCTAAAGCAATGGCTGACCAGTGGGGTTAATAGCAAAACAATCTAACCGTCAATGTGAAATGAGTTGCATAGTACAAGTATGCAATTATACTTGTAACTCAAATAACGAAAGGGGAATGGTATGAAAGGCTTCACACTGATAGAGGCGATGATTCTAGTGGCTATCGTAGCAATAGTAGGAACGCTTGCAATTGGCGGCATAAACTCAATAGGAATTGAGACAAGACATTACCAAGCTGAAGTAATCGATAAGCACTACAAAGCCGGTTACTACTCAACTTCAACCAGAGTAGATGCAAATGGTGTTTCTCATGTATCGCAAACCTATCACGCGCCAGAATACAAGGTTTACGTGAATATCGAAGGCGAACGAGTAGTTTGCAGAACAAGCGAAGGAAAGTACAGCCAGTTAAATATTGGTAATGATGCTGATATCAGCGCCGGTTCAGGTCGTTTATTTAAATCACTCGTTTGCAAGGGTATTAATATATGAGCGTACTAAAATCAAACTTCACGGCTTACATTGACAACCACATTCAAGAGTCGATACGCGAACACGCAAAGAAAACTGGCAAGAGCGTAAACCAAGTAACAGCAGAGCGCTTAATAGCTGGTGAGCGTGCTCTAGAGCAGCATAGTAAGGGGTAAGTAATGGAATACGAAATAAGCGAGCTTTCAGACTTAGCCAATATTCCAACAGAGAAGTTGCCAGAGTTTTTCGTTGATTTAGAAAAATGGATATTGGGAATGAAAATGGTTAAGAAGTGTAACGGGCCGGTAGTTGGTGCATCAATGTGGTGGATAGATGACGGCAAGCATGATCTAAGCATTGAGGTATCGAGCATAGCTAAGGGTGATATTGCTTACATAAAAAATATTCCAGAATTCAAAGAAGCAATGAAAGCCAAAGGAAGGGCGATAGAGGAGGCTTTAGGTCATGAAGTTGTGCGGTCAAAGGGTGGTAGTGATGAATAAAGATAGCATCACTCTAGGATCAACAGACGGAGAAGCAACTCGAAAGCTAAGAAGTCTTGGCTTTGACGTTGTTTTGGTTGATGCGAATGACATAGAGAAATCCGAAATATTCACAGAAATTAAAGATCCAGTCGAGTTTAAGGCTGTCAAGCGCAGAAAGCATGAATACCCATTTTGGGTGAAACGATGAACAATAACCAAGACCTAAAAACAAAAGAGTTCACTTTGAGGCCCGATGACGCTAAAGCTTGGGAAAAGGCAACCGAGTATCTAACTAAGCACGATGACGAAAACTTGGGTTTAGTTATTACTCACTTGGGTAAAATCAGGACGCTTACGCAAAATGCCTCAATTCACAAATATTGCTCAATGTTAGCCAGTGCCTTGAACGATGGCGGTCACTACTACGAAGATACGCTGTTTGGGATCGATGTCTCGTTACCGTGGACTATGGCGAGAGTCAAAGAAAAGATTTGGCATGTGGTACAGCAAGTTCAATATCCGCATGCGGTTAACAAAGAAGGCGAGGTGAGCACGTCAAAACTAAACACGGTCGAAGTTGGCGAAGTGTACAAGATCATAAGTCAAAACATAGCGGCTGAGCGTGGAATAGATGTTCCATGGCCGTCAAATAGGGGTTAGATAGATGAGCTATGAAGAATATTGTGAGCAGAAAAAAACATTCGGTCAGTGGCCGCGATCGAAAGATGCTATTTACAAAGATGCACGGCAGATAGCACTAAGAGGCGCAGCCAGCGCTCTGGGGCTTAAATATGAAACGTTGGCGGCAATGGTGGAGTTGGAAAAATGCGAGTAATAGGTATAGACCCAGACTCAAAAGCCCACGGCATAGCGGTTTATGAAGATGGTAATTTGGTTGGACTTGAAACATGGACAACAATTGAGATCCATCACGAAATATTAAATTGTCATGTTGATTTGTGGGTTGTTGAGGATGTGAACAAGAATAACTTTATTTACGCAAGAAATAACAAGGGCGGAGCTTCAGGGCAAAGAATCGCCAGAAATGTTGGGATGGTTCAGCAGGCGGCAACAGAGCTTGAGCGGTGGTTAAAACACTACAATGAGAATTACATTTTAATTCCTCCTCAAAAGGGTAATTGGGCAAAGAGCAAAAAACAGTTTGAACAGATTACTGGATGGACAAAGCGCAGTAACGAAGACACAAGAGCGGCGGCGTTTTTCGGGTACTTAGGGCTAAAGAAATGCAATACAAGATAACTAGCGCTCAAGAGAAGTGGCGCGAAGATTTACGATCATTAGGCTGCATTATAACGGGCGAACCAAACCCAGAAATGCACCACTTATACGGGGCAAGCAAGAAGAAGAAGTGCCCACGGACTTTTGAAACATTATGGATCGGACAATGGGCCCAAGTGCCGCTCATTAAACGCTTGCACGACGCAGAAAAAGAGCCTTGGTTTAGGAATAAGTACACAGATGCCAAGCTATTCGAAATTGCCTGTTACACGTACAGTCTAGAATTCGGCGACCTTCCTTTTGATCAAAACATGTATGACGCAATAATCAACTACCACCGAAAATCCTACTAATAACAAAACGCTATAAAAGCCTAAGTTAATAAGAGTAAGTGGTATAAACATACACTAGAAAGCGCTTGCAGAAAGAGCTTTTATGCAGCATAGTATCAGTATTGAAACGAAACAAGCCGAAACAGGCAGGGGGAAATAGAATGTTTAAGATTGAAAATAATATCGTAGCAAGAGTAGTTAAAAATAATAACGGCGGAAACGCATACATCAACATCGAGGTAGCAACCAAAGAGGCTTTTAATTTTGCATGCGAGGTAAATCACGAGGTCGCAAAAAAGGATAGCTTTAGCTACGAAAAATTTGATGATAGAGTAAATAATGGATTTCCGGTTGAGGCTACCATATTTTGCAGCAACTGTTATGACATGGATGAAGTTTGTAAAACGCTGAATGAATGGAAGCCAAGCAAATGACACCATCAGAACTAAAGCAAGCCCGTGAAAATGCGGGTTTAACTCAAGAAGATGCAGCGGCACTGGTTTATATAAGCACGTCTAACTGGCGCAAATGGGAAAGTGAACGCCCAGTAGGCAAGAGTGAGAAAAACAACTTTAAGGCGCGCACAGAGCTGTTTCAATTCAAAGTTAAGAAGGGTGGTTGATATGGATGTATCAGTATACGCAGCCGCTTTGCTTGGTCTTGGTGATCCAGCAGTTGGGATAAGCCCAGCCAGTAAAGTAAAGTCACGAAAGCTGCAAAGAACACCGGAGCAGGTCGAAGAATTGAAACGACTAGCACAAGAAAAGCGTGATCGTAAAGCGGCACGGTTAAACAGGGGTAAGTAACATGGATAACGGGTATAGAGTTATAGTAAAAGGTAACTTGCAGCAAGGTGATGAATATCAGGTAAGAGGCCAAGATGACTGGCGGCAAGTAAAAAGCGGATTCAACAACCCTAGTTATGATGATTACGAATACCGCCGACCAATAGCACAAGACGATGAGATTATCGATATTAGCGATAAGCCAGAAGACGCTACGCATTATGATGAATCTGATGATCTAGTCAATTGGTGGAAGTTCACGGATGGAGATGGATGGTCATATTGGTTTTGCGGAGAGTGGCACAGCAAAAAGCTAAAGCCAATTAGAGACACCCCTCAGTTTTACGCAAGCGACACTAAGCCGGTAGTTGCTAAGCTAGGAGGTATATATGAAGTTCATCCAAGGGTAAGAGAGATTGAAAACAAAATAGCACAAAACGAATTAAGTGCTGCTCAAGTTTTCACTCAAATGAACCAGCTCATACCAAGGGTTACGAGCAACCAACCGGAATTACCGGATAGTTCAGTGGTTAGTTCCAAAATAGAAAATACCACTTGTGATGCACTGCAGCTTGGCGTTTGCGAGGTGCTTTACACGTCGTCTGACGCAATTTATGTAAAAGCCGATGTACTACTCATTGAAGAAGATGGCAATATTATCTATCGATTTTTAGAGGGTGAAAGAGCTGGTGAGCTGCAAGAAATCCCGATGCATGAGAAAGATTACAAGGGCAATGTTATTTTTCGTCCAATTCAGCCAGAACAGACAGAGCTACAGTGTGAGATTGACATGATCAACGCATTTGCTGAGCAGAACGGGCATGAGTTTTTAGAAGAGGAGCTAGAAATTATAGCAAAGTACGTGATTGAAAACGTAAGGGGTAAATAGTAAAATAACTAAGTACGCAGTGAGATGGCTCCCCAGTTAGTAGCCATGTAAAACAATTCTGGGGGCGTACTCACATGTATATTGGTACATGGTGTACTAGTCGGGTTCGATTCCCGAACGCTTTGGCGGTCACTGGGTGATGATAAGAGGTAGGATTGCGAGTTCGAGTCTCGCCGCCAGTATACAGTTGAGTGCGTTATGCGGATTGCGCATTTGCGGTCGGCGCACTAAATAGTCCCACCACGTAGGCAGGTGATTCTATCTTACAGGCGGCGGTATCCGCTACGCTAGCAACGTTGTGAAACGTGGCGATGCACTCTAATATGAGTTGTGACCCTTGCAAGCTTTGTGGATTCGTACAATGAAGCATAGCTCAAGAGGAAAGGGTTAAAGATAGGTAGCGATGTACGTCAAAATCTACCGGTTCGATTCCGGCGCAATTCCTCCAAATACACTCCTTTGCACACCGCGTCAATAGTGATAAAATAGCCAAAACTTTTAGGTTTACGTTATGGCTGTTAAATTCCCAAGCGGCGTAGGATCAGTAAGCGTTCCGTATAGTGAGTGGCAAGCTCCAGCGGGGGTGATGATTGAAAGCACCGACTTTGCTGGAAACGTTTTGCCCGACGGTTGGTCTAAATCAGCGGGAGTCACACTTGCAAATGAAGAAGCTTCCGCTAGCTGGACCGCCAACGCCTTCACTCAATACGTCGTACAGCCAAGGGCGACTACAGGGATCGACGGCTCAAGTGAGCTATTCGTCAAGGTCCGCGCCAAAAAGTCGTTAGATGCAGGCGGGAATAAGTTCCTTAAGATACACGGTCAAGAGCAGGATTCGGGCACTAACTACGCAAACTGCACGTTTAACCTTATTTATGAAACCGGCAACATGGACAACATCATATTTGGGGACGGTTCAGGGGTGGCCAACGATGCTGCCGCAGTTATTAGCTTCTTGGGTGATGGCAGTGCTAACGGCAGGAACTCAGGTATAGCGATAGTGAATTGCCCGAAGGGTCGATGGGTCTGGCCAGACACCGAATACCACACTTTCAAAATGCACGTTAAGTTCAACTCTGGCACGACCGCCGAAAGCGAGATACCAAACGGCGAATTCCATGTGTACATTGATGACGTTCTATATTGCTCGGCAACCAACCTGTATAACCGTCATTACTCAAACTTGCCGATAAATTACCTTGAAGTAATGGGCTACGCACAAAGCAACGCGGCATTCGACATGAGTGTCAATTTAATTGAAGTTTCATCGGGGAATTGGATCGATGGCTGAACTATTTAGGTTTGATTTTTCCGCAGAGTCATTTTCAAATCCGTTTCCACCACCAGCGGGTTACACTCAACTAGCGGGATTGAACGCTGCAATAAACAACACGGGCAGCACTGCGAACTCATGGAAGGCAGTGAGTACTGGCCAGTGTACGTGGATTGAAGATACTGAGCTTACCGGCACGGTTTATTCTGAAGTTATCCTGGCTGACTCTAGCGCTACATCACGCGGACCAGCCTTAGTAACGGCAACTGGGAATGGATATCTCTTACTTTGCAACAGTACGAACGTACGTGTATTTACCATCGTTGGCGGGTCTCTTGGTAGTCTAGTTTTCACATCGGCAAGAACAGCCACAACAGGAACATGGCGGATACAGACGGACGGGTCAGAGACAATCGAAGTGATAGGGCCCGGTACTGATGAGTCATTCACAGATGCAACGTATACTAGCGGATTTCATGCCGGTGTATTTTCTCGTGGGACTAACGGCGTTGTCGATGAATGGGCTGGTGGCACTGAAGACGCACAAACAGTAACCCCAACCGATACCGATTATACTTACGGCGATACCATCACAATATCGACAGTTGGGTTAGGAACACTGACAACGGCGACACTGACGGACTCAGAATCGAACGTATTTACACTCACAGTGACAAATGACACTACTTTAGAGATTCCAGCACTTGTCGCGGCGTTAGATGCTTGCTTATACGAAGAAGTGACACTCACGGTAGGTGACGGCACAGATACAGCAACCGCGCTGATTAACCTAAACCCACCAGCCGGATACACGCTAACCACACTTACGAGCACTGGCGGCACTCCGAGCTATGTTGACGAATGGGCAACGGCGGCAGAGGTTGGCGACCAGATCATTGAGAATGAAGCACGGCTAACACTAGACGCTGATGGCTCGTACAGCGCGACAGGCGACACGGCATTTAGCGCAGTAACTTACGTAACGTCAAAGACAGGTGGTGAAATAACCCAGGTTACGTATAATTTTAATGTAGACGGTGACGGCAAGCTAACCGCAACTAAACTCACGGCAACCAAATTGACAGCAACTAAACTGACAGCGAGTAAATTATGATGCAGCCAGCAGTAACGTTTAACGGAAGGGCGCTAGAAGACATAGACCCTCACGAATTCGAGCCTATGGTGGCTGATACACTTTCTCAGCTTGAAAATATCCGCAATAATGAGACAATAGAACGAGCCATAGACGAAGACGAATATGGTATAGACCAAGCAACCGACTAAACCGAAAGAGGTGATGTTATGAAAACTGCAGAGCTTATAGAAATTCTAAAGCAATACCCGCCCGATGCTGATGTGCTCATATTTAATGACATAGGCGCATCTGATGATCTAGAACAAAAACACATTAGTGACGATTTATACCTTCCTGGCCATAAAGGCAAGATTGGTTTTGATTGGTCGGGAGATTTTTGATATGGCTAAATCAAAAGAACAACCAAACCCAAAGCTAAACGAACTGCAATTAAGAAAGGCTATTATTTCTCTACTTAATACAAAGGAGGTTAAGTTCCGTGAGTTAAGCGACGGTACTAATTCGTATGGCGAATTGAGAGACGGACTATGGGCGATACTTAAAGAGCGTGAAGCGGATGATGACTCATGAAGTCAGGTGAAAAGCTAATACTTGTTATCATGGGCGTGATACTTATTGTAGTGATGGCTTACTTCTATAATGGACAAACTGAATGTGCTGAACTGGGTGGGGAATACGTTAGAGGGCTATTTGGATTCAAGTGCATTAAATAAACAAACCTATTTATATAAACAAAAGAGTTTATTAAATAAATCAATCAATTAGGATTTTAAAAATGGCTGAACGGGGAAGACCTAAAGGCAGTTCAAGTAAGAATAAAGAATTCTTAATGAAGCGACTGCAAGATATGTACGGTGAAGACTTTGATCCAATCATGATGGCAGCAAAGAATGCCTATGAAATGAATCAATTATCAGAGCTAGAGTTAACGCCAGAACAGATGGAAGAGATGGACGGTAAAGACTTACTCAACTTTACTGATGCCGTGTTTAATCGAAAGAAAGAATGTGTGACAGCATTCGATAAGATAGCGCAATACGTACAACCCAAGCTAAAAGCTATCGAGTTAAGCGGCGAGGTTGAAGTTAACGCACACGAGGCATGGCTAGAGGCGCTATCTAATGCGTCCAAGTGATCGAGAAGAGTTAGAGCTACGGCAGAGACTCAAAGATGACTTCGAATTCTACGCCGAACACTCCCTAAAGATCAGAACTAAAGTTGATGGGCTCCAGCCGTTTAAGCTTAACGATGCTCAACGATACGTCCATGAGATAGCGGAACGTCAATTAGCCGAAACTGGAAAGGTCCGTATAATTGTACTTAAAGGCCGTCAACAAGGCATGAGTACTTACATTGAGGGCCGGTTCTATTGGAAGGTTACGCACCAGAAAGGCCGACGAGCATTCATCTTAACGCATGAGGCAGAAGCAACCGCCAACCTATTTGACATGGTTAGCCGGTATCACACGAATAACAGCCCACAAACTAGACCGTCCACAAGTAAAGACTCAAACAAAGAATTACACTTTGATAAACTTGATTCTGGTTACAAGGTGGGTACTGCAGGCGCTAAAGAAACAGGGCGATCACAAACCATTCAATACTTCCATGGCTCAGAGGTCGCGTTTTGGCCTAATGCCGATAGTCACGCTAAAGGTGTTCTTCAGGCGGTCCCACGAGAGCATAGTGAAATATTCCTAGAGTCCACATCCGATGGTATTGGTAACTACTTCTACAAAATGTGGCGTGATGCTGTTAATGGTAAGTCAGATTATGAGGCGGTGTTCGTCCCTTGGTTCTGGCAAGATGAGTATCGGTCTAAGGTCCCTAATGATTTCGAGCTAATCGATGACGAAGAAGAATATTGTGAGTTAGTTGAAAACTACTACGGCAGGCCATTAACCAATGACCAAGTAATGTTTCGACGTGAGAAGGTGGCCGAACTAGGCTCTGTCGAGGGCTTCAAGCGTGAGTATCCAGCGACAGCAAAAGAAGCATTCGCT